TTATGAAGCGTCTTCGTAAGCGGTTTGGTGACGGAATTCGTTCTTATGGTTGTGCTGAATATGGTTCTTTATTGAGACGTCCTCATTATCATTTGCTTGTATTTAATCATGATTTCTGTGATAAAAAGTTATGGAAAAATGCTCGTGAAAATTCGCTCTACCGCTCACAAGAGCTCGAGAAGCTCTGGCCCTTTGGTCACTCTACGGTTGGATCTGTTACTTTCGAGTCCGCTGCTTACGTCGCTCGATATGCGACAAAGACGATTACTGGCGAGGCATCTAAAAAGCATTATGAACGTTTCGACGAAGTCACTGGAGAGGTCTATTCGTTATTACCTGAAAAGTCTGTCTGCGTGAGTCGCAGAAAAGCTATTGGGAGAGAATGGTATGAGAGATATGGCCAGTTCGTTCGTGATCATGACAAAGTTATTTTACGGGGTAAATCGTTACGTCCCTCCAAATACTATGATCGACTTTTCGACCTCATCGACCCTGACTCTCTCCGACGTACAAAAGATCTTCGCCGAAGAGCTGGAGATGCAGCTACCAGAGTTATCAGCGAGGCTGACAGGGAAAACTTTTCCGGTTTTCGGTGGACGCATGGATCTGCGGCCCCTAAACATAGGCTCACTGTTATGGAAGAAGTTGCTGAGCTTAAATTTCAAGAATTAAAAAGGAGTCTTGAAGATGGCTAAGCTGAAAGTATATACGGTTTTTGATTCTAAAACGGAGCATTATGGAACTCCGTTTTTTCAACAAACGACTGGCGAAGCTTTACGGTCTTGGACTGATTTGGCGAATGATTCTTCGACTATGATTTGTAAACATCCTGAGGATTTTTCGCTTATGGAAATTGGTGTTTATGATGATTTAACTGGTGCTTTTGAAAATAGAAATGCACCATTGAATTTAGGTTTGGCTTCTCAGTTTAAGCACAAACCGGAGATTCAGGATAATTTGTTTAATATGAAGAAAGGTAGCTAATTTAATGAGTTTCGGTGGGAAGATGGGTAATTTACCGAGTGTGATGTCTCATGATTTTTCGAAGGTACCTCAGGCCGAGATTCCTAGGTCTTCGTTTGATCGGTCTCATGGTTATAAAACCACTTTTGATACTGGTTATATTGTTCCTATCTTTGTGGATGAGGCCCTTCCCGGCGACACTATGTCTTTGACTATGTCTTCTTTTGCTCGGTTATCGACTCCGCTCAAACCGGTAATGGATAACATGTACTTGGATGTGTTTTTCTTCGCTGTGCCTATTCGTATTTTGTGGGCCAACTTTAAAAAGTTCATGGGTGAGCAGGCCAATCCTGGTGATTCTATCTCCTATCTTGTTCCTACCATGACTTCTCCTGTTGGTGGCCCCGCTGTTGGTTCTCTTTCTGATTATTTTGGTATTCCCACTGCTGGTCAGATTGGTGTTGGTAATACTATTACGTTTAATTCGCTTCACCATCGTGCTTATAATATGATCTATAACGAATGGTTTCGCGATAGTAACCTACAGAATTCTGTTGTCTTTAGTACAGGCGATGGTCCTGATACTTATACTGATTATGTTTTATTGAAACGCGGTAAGCGCCATGATTATTTCACTTCGGCGCTTCCTTGGCCGCAAAAAGGCACTGCTGTTAGTATTCCTCTTGGTACTTCTGCTCCTGTTAAGTATGGCCCTTCTGTTTCGGGCTCCACTACTCATATTGATAAGTATTTTCAGCCTACTCGTGCCGGTGGTGTTGTTACTTATGGTTATGGTAATACCGCTACTTCTACGTCTGGTTCTATTGCAGATTCGGTTGCTTCTACTTATGCCGATCTTACTAATGCTACTGCTGCTACTATTAATGCTCTTCGATTGGCTTTTCAGGTTCAGCGTCTTTTAGAGCGTGATGCTCGTGGTGGTACTCGTTATACCGAGATTGTTCGTTCTCACTTTGGTGTTACTTCTCCTGATTCTCGTCAGCAGCGTCCTGAGTATTTAGGTGGTGGTTCTACTCAAATTAATTTTCTTCCCATTCCTCAATCGTCTGCTACTGGCGCGACTGGGACGACGACTGCGCAAGGTAATTTAGCTGCTCTTGCTACTCATTCTTCTTCTGGTCTTGGTTTTTCTAAATCGTTTACTGAGCATTGTGTTTTACTTGGCTTGGTTTCTGTTCGTGCTGATTTGAATTATCAGCAAGGGCTTAATCGGATGTGGTCTCGTCAAACGCGGTATGATTATTATTGGCCCGCGTTGTCTCATATTGGTGAGCAGAGTGTTTTGAATAAGGAAATTTATGCCGATGGTTCTGCGAATGATGCTCTCACTTTTGGTTATCAGGAAAGGTATGCTGAGTATCGTTATAAGCCTTCTTTGATTACCGGTAAGTTTCGTTCTACTGCTTCTGGTACACTTGATATTTGGCATTTAGCTCAGAAGTTTACTTCTCTTCCTACTCTTGGTGATACTTTTATTAAGGAAGCTCCTCCTGTTGATCGTATTGTTGCTGTCAATACTGAGCCTCAAATGTATGCTGATTTTTATTTTCGATATAAGTGTGCTCGTCCTATGCCTATGTATGGTGTGCCTGGTAACATGGATCGGTTTTAGTTATGGGGCTTCTTGGTGATATTGGTGGTGCTATTGGTGGTTCTATTGCTGGTCCTGTTGGTTATGCTTTTGGCAGTGGTGATATCGGGATGGATATTTTGACTGGTGGTGCTTTTTCTAACGCGAAATCTGTTCAGGAAACTAATGAGAAACAGATGGAGCTTGCTAATCAGCAGATGAAATTTCAGGAACGTATGTCTAATTCTGCTTATCAGCGTGCTGTCGCTGATATGAGAAAAGCTGGTCTTAATCCTGCCCTCGCTTATCAGAATGGCGGTGCTTCTGCTCCTACTGGTGCTATGGCTTCTCTTACTGCTCCTCGTAAGGGTGATATTGGTGCTGGTTTATTAAATACTGCTAAGGCTGTTTTGTCTCAGGGTATGGATATTAAGCAACTTCAGTCTCAGACCGATTTGAATCGAGCTAATGCGAATGTTGCTGATGTTTCTGCTGCTAAGATTACTGCTAATGCTAAGGAGTCTGAAGCGAACACTGCTTATACTAATGAGTTAAGGCGTAAGGCTGAAGCTGATACTCGTACTGCTAGGGCTAATGCTACTATTCGTGAGTCTGAAGCTCCTGCTGCTAAGGCTCGTTCTAAGGTTGATGCTAAACTTGCTCCTTTTGATGCTGTTCTTGATCGTATTTATCAGGGCTTAGGTGCTGTTGGTTCTGCTTTTCGTTCTTTTGGAGGCGGTAAATCTCCTCCTCCTTCTCGTGGTCCTACTACTATTTATAATGTTGAACGTTCTAATCCTACTTTGAGGTAATTATGGTTTCTTCTTTTACTAATGATGGTGTTACTCCTCCTGCTCCTGAGCTTGATGTGAAATGGTCTGGTCCTCGTGTTGTTCGTACAGAAGCTAATCCGTATATTGATCCTGGTATTGATTTTTCTGGTGATCCTGGTCGTACTGATCAGTCTCAGGCGTCTGACGCCGATGTGAATATTATTATGAAGCGCTATCTTCAGACGGGTGTTTTACCGTCTGTTTCTGGCACTCCTTTGTATGACGATTTTTCGGATACTGTTGATTATCATGAGGCCATGAACATTGTTATTCGTGCACAGCAGCAATTTGATGGTCTTGATGCTTTTGTGCGTGCTCGTTTTCAGAATGATCCTGCTCAATTTTTAGAATTTGTTTCTGATCCTAAAAATGCCCAGGAGATGATTTCTCTTGGTATTGCATCCGAAGTGTATCCCCCGCTACGATGCTTCCGGGCAAGGTCGTTGATGTAATTATATAGGGTCAGGACATTTATCATGATATCTCTGCAATATAACTGATTGAGGATACGTCAACATAATCCCCTACGTTAAGGGTAAATCCTGCCAATACTTTGATGCGTATGGCGGTGTCTATCATAACCCCTACCAATCCAACTACAACACTGAGGTCTGCCGGATCGTAGAACGGGCATACAAAAAAACTTCTACCGGCTCCTATGTTTTGATTAGGAATCCACCCTGCTATCCCAAATGAAGCAAGCACTTCGGGAGTTCCTACGCCTCCCCCTACTTCTGTGATAGCCGATATTAGTTGCCCGTAAAAACGCACATTTGCAATGGTATTCTCGTTGTGGGTAATAGTCCTTATTGCATAGGCGGGAGAGGTGTCGTCAACAACTGATGTGTTAGCGGTAAAAATCGGACCATCTTCTCCTGAACCAACCGGTGTTATCAAACTAACCCATCCTTCTTTTATTTGGTCGACATACATTCTCGCAACCCATTCAGTATTATCTGCGTCGTACCATGCCTTCACTATGAAATTGTAGTTTTTAGCATAGATGTCGGGAATTTCGATGCCAAAGATGTTTAATGACCTGCCAAGAGAAACATCCGTGTATAATGGACTATCCATGACAATCTCCAAGGTAGTTCCTTGTGAAATAGCGGTGTCTACGCTTTCCCCAAAAATGTTCCATGGCGCTGACAAGGTATTCCCGTTGCCGTGCAGGATAACAAACCCTCTTTTGGTGTCTATTCTCGCAGCATCGGGTGTGCTTTCATCTAAAATGTAATATGTTCCACCTGCAGGAGTAAGGGTTTTGTTTGCTACACCCAACGCTTGTTGATTAGGTCTGCCTATCTCCCTCAAATAACCCTTTCCACCCGCTAATTGCGCATTGCTGCCATCACGAACAAACATTGCACAACTACCCGGACCATGTAAAATGATATCCTGATTGTTCTGCACTTTGAAGTTCCCACCATCTACACTACTGCTTTGTATCGTAACCGTGTCATTCGCGTCATCGGCTAACGTGATAAACACAAGGTCACCAGGTTGCAAATCGTGATTAAGATAATTCAGCACATCAGTAGTGCCTGTTTCCGGGCTGATAATAAGCAAATGGAAGAAGCTGTAACGCACTATCGTAAGCTCCCCTGCACTTATTGTCAGATTATCCTTGTAGCATTTCTGTGCATCGATTACATACTTGGTAATATCAAGCGCACCGGTCAAATTACCTACCGGTGCAGTAGGTTCTGCATTGAGGTAATATCTAGTCCCCCAATCGTTGTCTTGGAATTGGTCGGTAAAACTTCCGCCTGTTTCCTCGGTGTATTTTGTGTATATCAACCTCGACCTAACAGCATCCAACATAATGTTCATCACCTGATTAGGTGTGTTCGGAAGTGTGTTAATCGCCCCTGTTTTTAGTCGTGCATACACGTAACCGCTATCGTTGCCTAAATCTCCGATATCGAAAGCCATATTATTGCATAATTAAAATACTGAACTGAATATATTGAAGTTGGTCAATAAAGATTTCATTCTTTATCGGTGAGCCGGTAATCGCATCTACAAGTGCTACATAAAATCCTTCCGCATCTTTCCCCCTGCCTATTACTCTAAATTTATCGACCTGACTGTAATCATCTGTTGCCTCACCGAGATTTAAGATAATATCAGGCCATACAAACACTTTATCAGGTATCTCACCACCGGGTTCCGTAGTCAAGAAGTTCTTAATATAAAATACGCAATCATCTTCTTTTAATACCGTGATGCTTGCATGAGGATAATTGATGCTCTGAAAATCTCCCGCTGCTGCCGGATATCCGCTTACATATCGTGTACCCTGCCTTGTTACATTACTTACCGTTACCGAGTAATCCCCACCGGCCGAATACAATATCTTCGCTGTAAACGTCAAGTGATTTTTAACCGCTATGTTGTATGCCGGACCACCTGTTACCGTAACGCTACTATCTGAACTTGCAATAGTAACCTCAGTGAGTTCTCCAAGAGCAGCCAACCATGTAGCATTAAGATAGTATCTCACCGTGTCCCCACTTACTTCCACTTCTACCGGATATGTAGCCAAGAAGGTATAAGAACTTCCGCTACCACTTCCTCCCCCGCAATAAGGCTCTACAAACATCGGTTTAGTAGTTTCACAACCGCAGTTACAGTTGTAATACGGTGCAATACAGGCTTCAATCAAAGGCATCAGCGCCTCTGCAGCAGCCCATTCTGCAATCTCTGTATTCAGCGTAAATGCCTGCATATACATCCCCGAAGTAATAAATGCACTCTGCAAGGTCGGACTAAGATTAAATGCACCACCTTTCAAAGCAGCTTGCTGTGTATAGTAGTTCACAAATCCTGTCCAACACTTGATGAGTTGAGGAGCGAGTTTACTTGGGTTCACCTGTAAAGTAAATGTCAGGTCAACCCTTACGGCAACTGTTACATTATCCTTAACATATGTCACCAAATCGTTTATATACATGCTGTAAGCAACATTCACCCAATAATAGGTGTAAATCAGCGTTGCCGAATTTGTGCTTACATCAGGCAATCCTGTCAATGCAGGAGGACTTAATTCTATGCTTTGAGCCAAAGTTGTGTAATCTCCGAAATCAGTGATGTCGTAGATAGTCAGTTTCGAGCATATCGTGTTGATAATATGGTTCTCACAGGCATCTTGAATATACCCATCCGTATCCACAACTGTTGTCGGAGGGCAGAAAGTGTAAACTATTTCAGAGGAGAAATCCCCAACTCCCGCTATTCGCACGTTGTAAGTGAATACATATCCCCCCAAAAGGTATTGATCGATGCTCACCAACGGCAAGTCACTGCCATCGTATGTCCACTCACTAGCACCGCCATCAGTGTCAGGCGTGTCAAAACTACCTGTCCTGTAAACCCCTAGTGGAGAAGTTATGTCGAAGTATCCGATTACGTCTGCGGGATCATACCCCGCTTCTGCGTAGGTATTAAGGTCAACCATGACAAACTTCCCGAAGGTAGCGCTTTCGCTGTCAAGGTCGAATTTTACTGTAAACTCCGGTGTATAAGCCATTTACCATGAATTTTATGTTGTTGCACTTGTAGTTATTCACGTTTGTATTACAGTTCACTTGCCAAAAATACAAAAGATTTTATCATACAAAAAAAAGGCAGGTTAATTCCCGCCTTTCTTATCCAATATCTATTGTGGATACCTTACGGCTCCACGTTGATCCTAGCCGCGAACTTTTTAATCTGTTCGGGTTTATCCCCTATCTTATTCTGTGGGTGATTAGCGAGGTCATACTTTCTTGTTTTTACGCCCTCTTGTATCAGCCCCAAGTTCCCATTGCCATCGGCTTCGGCTAACCACCATGCCAAATCATCTTCCGGCTTTTGTTGCATGTGAGGTCTTACCCTGTAAAGCACTGTGTTAGTATCCGCTTTCAGCTTCAGAATGTCGTTAGGGTCAATCGCATAGGTGTAGTGCCAATTCAGTGTGCCACTGTTGAAATACAGCACTTTTAATTCCAATGCTGTTCTTACAAGCCCTACGGTTTCAAATGTTCTGCTACCATATACACTGATGAATTTACCGGCATCTGCCATTGCCATGTCATACAGCAATTTGCGCAGTTGTTTCTCCCCGATACTTTCTGGATTTGTCACCTTCATTTGAGCGGCAAGCACAACGAGTTTCTCGTCAGTGATATAGTTACTGCTCTTTGTCAGGAACATATTGCGCACCTTCAATTCGTTGCGTTCTTTTTCCTCCCAATCGGCTGCGGCTTTTTCCGGCAATACAATGTCGAACTCTTGCCCGCGTAAAGGGTGATTCATCAAAAACCAGAACAATGAGGTGTCCGATGTTGTGAAGTCATTGCTGAAATCAAAGTCAAAGCAGCCAAACTTACCGAAATCCACCTCTGAAGGGGTGTAGGTTTGTATCTGCGTACCTCCACTGTTCTTTGTTACCTGCAACTTGTAGTAACGCACCTGTGTGGGCTGACCATCAATGTTGCGGTTATATGTGGGTTCG